CCGATATAGCTTGCAAGCTTCCTGGCAATAGGTTCATATTCATCAGCCGTTACCGTCCTGTCCAGCGGCATAATAACGCGCAGCCGCGGGCGGAAATCGGCATGGCTGCGTGTAGAGTACACGGCATACCCAGCGCCGAGGCTGTCGATTGTGCGCAGCACGTTATCCGTTTCGCCGCTGGCGATGTTATCCAGGTCCAGTGTTACAAGGTCGCGCCCGGTTACGTTTTTTGCTTTGCGCTGCGTACCGTTAAGTGCGCCGCCGACAAAGCCGCCAATGTCTTTCAGCTGTCCCTGCTGGGCTTTGGTCATATTAAGGTATTCTTCTATCGTTTCCGGTGTTCTCTGCGGCGTGCGCAACCTGTTAACAAACTCTGACCACATAATTTCCGTGCGGACCCAGTTTGTTGACTTGCGGCTGTTGCCGACAGAGATTACCAACAGTCTGTCATTTATCAAGGCTATTCACCTCTTTTTATTTTGCCGGCTTTAGTTAAAAGCCGTGCAACCAACACTCCGGCTTTGGTTGCTTCCGGATTATTAAAAATTAGTTTTTTACGATTTAAGCAAAGTAGTTCAGCATCGCTGACAAGGATTAAATTGTCCAGGTTAAAGTTTCTCTTATTGCCATCGGCAAAAATAATTTTATGCCCTTTAGGTTTGGGCCCGTTGGCAGCTTCCCAGATAAGGATGTGCTTTTGCTTCCATCGGCGTGGGGTGCCTATTTTTACGTATATAAAGCCATCACCTTTTACGGTTTCACTGCCAACAGGCATAAAATTAAACGGCTTATGCCCTTTCTTAAACCTTGTTGCTGCGCACTTTGCATAAACTTCAGGCGACTGTTTCTTGCCTTTATTTGCCGGAATATGCCCTTTACCAAAACGGCAATCAACACCATTTTTTAACCCGTGGTTCTGCTTATAGGTTTGTACCTGTGGCACGGTTAAATTAAGGTTGAATTTTTCGTTCATCAGCTCAACTATTTTTGCGGATGTATTTCCGGTTACAATTTCACGGAAATAAGCATCTTGCTCAGGCGTGAAAAGCGACGGCCTTTTTTCAACAGGTATACCCTTATGCTGCATACCGCTTATAATTTTCATGTTGGTTTTAACCTGTTTTATCTGTATTTCGGTAAAGTTTTTGCCAAATTTTTCATTCAGCATTTTGGTGATTTCAACCACATAACGCCCGGGGGCTATTTCCTTTAAATAAGCAATTTCTGCGTCTGTAAGCAAACGGCGCATAAACGTTTACCCCCCCAGCACAGGCGGCAGCTTGAGCGATGCGTCCATAGCCTCGTTTTGCAGTTTTATAGCGTTCAGCGTAGTGTTTGCGCTGGATATAAACTGCCCCGCAACCTTCGTAATTGCTTCGGTGCGGCTTATTTCAGCCGTTAACGCATCGCCAGTTAAGTCTGGGTCAGAAAGCCGTTCCAGTTGGTCAAATAATATTTCATTAAGGTCTGCTAAATTTTTTGCCATTTTTATCATTCCTTTCACGAAACTGATTTTAGTAATGTATCTATTAAAGATGCCTGTCTGCGCCACGCCCAAACATTGCTGCTGTACATCGGCGTATACCAGATATTGCCGTCATCTTTTGGCAGCAGGCCGCGTGCGTCATAACTTGTAACCGGATTAGTTAAGGTATTCTGCACCGCAACGTAACCGGCGCAGCCTAAAAGGCTAAGCTGTATGTAGCACATCATGCCCGCCAGCTGGTCAACGTCCTGTGCTACAAACAGCACCTGCTGCTGATAGTTAACGCCTTTATCCAGGCAGGCATTGGCAAAAGCTATCAGCAAAGCACCCGCACCGCATGCCGGGTCATTAACATCAGCCCATCCACGCCGCTTAACTTTATCTAAAGCATTTTCCGTCAACGTCATTGACGCCATCAAACAGCACACGCTGTACGGCGTGAAAAACTGCCCGCGCCATTCGTTGCCAAGGTCCAGCGCCATAAACAGTTCACCTAAAAAATCCTGCTGTGGATTTGCTTCAAGCCCCATAGTTACGTTGGTAAGCATTTTTGCAAAGGTTTCAAGTTCTGCCGCAGAGTACTTTTCCGCGCACTGCATATAAAGCTTTTCCCGTGCTTCGCGCTGCGGATGCGGTACCGAATTGCAGATTGCGGTGGCCGCCATTGTTATAAAATCCTGCCAGATGACCCAGCGGGAATACCTTCCCGCCAGGCCGTTCAGCATTTTTACAATGTTTTGCTGGTATTCATTATTTGTTCTGATTGATTTTGCCATTTTAATCCTTCATGTAGTATTTGCTGGTAAAGCCGGCAGCATTTAGTATCAGCCCAGGCGCCCAGCTGATAGGCTGGCACATGACATCAGTCATGTACTTTTCTTCATCAGGATGCATCTTGCCCGCAGGCACTTCACATACCACTTCGTCATGAATATGCATTAAAGGCTTATATCCGGCATCCGCCAAACGGCGTATTGCAAGCGCAAGGCAGTCGCGGGCAATAGCCTGCGTAATATTTTCCACCAGCTTGCCGCCGTAGGTTGATGTGCTGTTCCATTTATTAACTGCCTGCGTGCGGTAGTGAATTGCAGTTTTGCCGAATTTATTTTCCGCCATGTACGGTGAAGGGTAGTAAAGTTTTCTGCCGCTTGGCAGCTGCACTGTTAAAAAGTCTAGTCCGTTTATAACATCCATTTCGCGGGCAAAGATAATACCATGACCAACACCGGCAGACTGTGCAGTTTTCATGACGCTGATCGCTGCCTGCTCTACGTTATACCAAAAATCACAAATGCGTTTATTGGCCTTGCGCCAGCGGCTTACAATATCCGGTAGTTCGTCTTCTGTAAGCCCCATGTTAATTGCACCCATGCTGATCAGCGCCCCTGGTCCACCCTGATAACCAAGTGCCAGTTCAGCGATTTTACCTTTTTGGCGCAGGGCATATTCCGGGTTGCCCTTGCTGATTTTATCAATTGGTACGCCAAACATCATGCTGGCTGCGGCTTCGTAAATTTTGCCATGCCCGGCAAAAACGTCCATGCGCCATTGTTCGCCGGCAAGCCAGGATAATACGCGCGCTTCTATTGCGCTGAAATCATCTACGGCAAGTATATTGCCTTCCGGCGCTATAAACGCCGTGCGTATAAGCTGCGATAATGTATCGGCAACATCATTGCCGTACAACAACATTAAGCCCTGGCGGTTATGTTTTTTGACGAGGTCGCGTGCTGTATCGAGATTTTCGATGTAGTTGCGCGGCAGGTTCTGAACCTGCACAAGCCTTCCAGCCCAGCGTCCGGTGCGGCTTGCACCGTAATACTGCAAGAGCCCGCGGACACGCCCGTCACTGCACACTGCGGTTGCCATAGCTTTGTATTTGGATACGCTGCTTTTGGAAAGCTCACGGCGCAAGTCAAGTATTTCGGCTGCCACGGCATCATCTACGCTTAAATTAGCTGTAACCGTTGCTTTGGTTAAATCTCGCAGATCAAGTGTGGTATTTTCGTTCAACCAGGCTAAAAGCTGCGCACGGCTGTTCGGATTGCTTAAACCGGTTATTTCAATGGCACGGGCTGTTAAGGCATTACGGTGCTCATCATCGATTGCCAGCGCCCCATTAACCAGTTCCGTATCAACGGCGATGCCGCGGCTGTTGATTTCATAATCAAGCACCCAGTCGGCTTGTACGTCATCCGGAACAGGAAACGCCCGCAAACGTTGGTAGTCTGCTATTTCCGTCACAACGTCCTGACGGCAGTATTCTTTAAATAGGTTCCATCTATCCGAATCATGCTTTGGTAGGTTTCGTGTTCTGTTGCCGTTTGATTTTGTTGGCGTACACGGCACACAGAAATATCGGATTAAGGCTTTGCCGACACCCATTTTCTTTTTATCTTCCGGCAGTCCCAGCGCTTCGCCGAGTTTTGCAAGCCCGGCCGGATAGCCCAGGTACATGCCGTGCAGCATTGTGCAGCGCCACTGTTCCGGCGGCGTTTCATACCCTGCCCTGTTCAGGCAGGTAATTTCAAAAGCTGCGTTATAGGCGTGCTTGATAACGTTTTTATCTTTAAGTGCTGCCAGTATTTCCGGCGGTATCTGTTCGCCCTGCGCAAGGTCGATGATTTTAACGTCCCCAAAGTCCTCGGCGTAGGCAAACAGCAGCACTTCAAAATCAGGGGTATCGCAATACCGGTAAAGCCCGGCTTTGCCAATATCTATGTCACTATAGGTTTCAATGTCCACTGATAAATCTTTCATAATAGGTTCACCTGTTAAAAACAGGGGCCTTGTGGCGGCCCCCGTTATTAAGTTTTATTTAATTACATCGGCTGACCAGTCAGCGGGTTAATTTTAGGCGCCGCCTGCGGAG